GCTTGAGGGCCAGCTTGGGGGCCAGCTTTGGGGCCAGCTTTGGGACCAGCTTCGGGACCAGCTTGGGGGCCAGCTTGGGGGCCAGCTTTACACCGGATTTTGGTGGGCCGCATATGCAGGGTGGCTGGAGTTCGGCAAGGAGATCGGGGCCACCTATACGGACGGCGACCTGGAGAAGTTCACCGCCCTCACCACCAATCACATCATCGCACCCTACGAAGGCATGTGCTTCATCTCCCGCCATCCGGTCGAAGTCTCATGGGACGACGAACGCCGAACACACAACGAGACAGGCATGTCGGCCCGCTATGAGGACGGATGGGGCTGGTATGCCTGGCACGGTATCCGAGTCCCCGAACGGCTCATCACCGACCCAGATTCCTACACGGGTCAGGAAATCCTCGCGGAGCCAAACGCAGAAGTCCGCCGAGCTATGCTTGAGAAGTGCGGTTACGAACGCATCGTGGACCTAGCAACCAAAGAAGGCACCGACGAGTGGGGCACACTACTTCGCATCCCCAAGCAATCCGAGGATGAGGACGACCTGCTCCTGGTCGATGTGCTGAACTCCACGCCGGAGCCCGATGGCACCATCAAGCGGTACTTCCTCTCGGTTGATCCCAACGACCCAATCTGCGCCACACCCCGTGGGGCCATCGCATGGACCTTTGGGCTCGAATCCGCCGATACCTACAACCCACTGGTCATGTCGTGACCTGGCAACCCTACGACCCATGCCCGTGCAACTGCGGAGTCGTCTCGCACAAGCTCACCAAGAAGCTACCCGTGCGAGGATTCGAGTCTGATGGACAGCAACATGTCATCGGGTGCAAGTGCAAACGGCACCTGGGCAGCCGCAACAGCCGCAAGGGTCAAGCGGGCCAAGCCAAAGGCCATCGCAACCTCGGGGGCCAAGGATTCACACCGGGGAACGAGGAAAGCGTTGGGGGCTACGAGGTGCGGGTGCAGGTGGAACACAAGGCCGGATCGCAAGTCCCCGCAAGCTTCCACAAGTTCATCAAGACCGAATGGTTCCGCCGCGCACTCTCGCAAGCTGACCGAGCGCGACGGGTTGGGGACGGCTCGAAACCGTCCGTGATGATTGACGGGCGCTGGCTCGTCACCGATTGCAAGGAGGCACAATGAAGCGCATCATCATCGCAGCACTCGTACTGGCAAGCATGGCACTAGCTCAACCGGCACAAGCAGGCAACGCCCAAGTCACCTACATCGGGGGACAACCGCTCCACTACTTCGCGGCCCACCGGGGCAACGGCACCATCGACTGGAAACGCGGAGCCGTCGTGCTACTGACCAAAGGCCGAAAGTCCGTATGGGTCAAGCAGATGGACTGGTGCGCGGGCTCAGCGTGTCGGGACATGGACATCTCCGAGCAAGCCTTCAACATCCTGGGCGACACCTCGACGGGAATCATGTCGGTCGATTGGGCCTGTGGCAAGCGTGGACAACTGCCCGATGATAGGTGTGTGCGATGAGAGACGCGGATCGCATCGGCCCGATGCTCTGGGAACTAGGCAAGCTGTGGAGCGACTACCCCGACCAGCGACTCGGCCAACTCATCGGCAACCTGACCCGGCGCTCTGACAGCGGGTTCCACGACATCTTCAATATCGAGGATGACGACATGCTTGACCTCATCAAAAAGGGATTTTCCCCATGACCACCACCAAGGAATCCCTACTCGCCCTCGGAGTCCCTGAGGGGATGGTGGTGGAGTGTGGGCATGAGCCTGGTAGCTATCTCAGTTGGACATGCGTTGACTTGGGGGTTCGACCCTGCCCCGGCTTCGACCTCGCCTCCACCATCGCCAACCTAGCAAGGGGACTGGCTGAGGCGGAGAGAGAACGGGACACACTACTAGCCGAGGAACCCGCCGAGGCGTTCAACTCGGAGATTCGGTCACGGTATGCCCGTGAACGCAACGAGGAACTCGCCACCCTCACAGAGCAACTGAAGCAAGCGGAGGCCGAACGGGACAAGCTCAAGAGCGCATACGACGCACTTGGAGACAACTGGGAAACCAAGTACCGCGACACCTTTCCAGAACTAGAACGGTACCGAGAGGCGTTGGAGTGGGGGGCATACGACATAGAAGGCACGGCGTCCATGCTCGATGCGAAGGAACGCGAACTGAAGTCCAAGCATCCCGTTTGTTCAATCGCGGCGGCAACGACGGCGATAACACTCCGAGCCTACGCGACCAAGTTTCGCACCGCCCTATCGGAAGGAGAAGGTGAATGAGCCTGTTGCCAGACAACTACCCTGCATCTGAGATAGCGGAGATTGACCGAATCACCACCCGCATCACCACCCTGGAAGCAGAACTAGCGGAAGCGCGGGAACGAAACGCACTCCTGCTGACCGCGATGAATGACTTAGACGGCTGGCGCTGTGGCCCCCGGACAGCCGAGAACGGTTGGGAGTACCCCGGCTACCGCGGATTGCAAGGCGGCTATGGATGGCACACCGACCCGGTTGAGGGATGCCCCGGCCCGCACGTTGCGATGTCGCGCACCATCCTCGACCCCAAGGGGGAGAGCGATTGACCTCACCTACCTCTCGCTCTTCACGGGGATCGGCGGACTCGACCTCGCCGTCGAATCCCTCGGCTTCCGATGTGTCGGACAGGTCGAATGGGACGCCCACTGCACAAGAGTCCTTGAGCGGCATTGGCCCGATGTCCCCCGATGGAGCGATGTCACCGAGTTCACCGCTGCTACCTATGCCGAGCGCCAATCAGTACGAGGCCCAAGATGCGGAGACGATCAGAGCTCGGCGGCTGCGGGAACAGGACAGGCACCGCAACGGCAACGGGTTCGGACTGACAACCGCAATGGCGCTGACCTTGTTGCAGGACGACCCGACCTCATCATCGGAGGATTCCCCTGCCAGCCCGTCAGTGCGGCTGGCAGACGCAAAGCGGGCAGCGACGATCGCTGGCTCTGGCCCCAGTTCGCCCGAATTGTTGGTGAGCTACGACCCCGCTGGGTCATCATCGAGAACGTCCGAGGGCTCCTATCGGCTGGTCATGTGGACCCGACCACAGATGGACCCTGACGGAGATGACCGGCTCAGAGGAACTGCTTTCGGAGAGGTGCTCGGTGACCTGGCCGACCTGGGGTTCGATGCGGTCTGGGGTTGTGTACGCGCTTCCGATGCCGGCGGTGCCCACCGACGCGAGCGCATCTTCATTCTTGCGACTGCCGACCCCCCGGCACGAGGGGTTCGACGCGGGGAATCACCGCGGGCAACCGGACTCACTGAATCAGACGGTGCGGATGCTCCCGACCCCACGAACGACCGAGGGCAACGGAACGGGGACGCTGGAGACTCCCGAGAGACTCGACGGCACGGCACAACGGATCGAGCGCCTGCTACGCACCCCAGCAGCCCGCGACGGGGACAGTCGGGGAGCCCAAGCGGGGGGGGTCCGGTTGAGCCAGGGACACGCGATGGGGCTGCCCGAATATATCAAGGAGCTTTCCCTTGGGGAGCCTACGAACCCGCAATCCGACGATGGGAGCAAGTGATGGGGCCGGCACCACACCCCGTCGATGACAAGGGCCGCCTAGACCCGCCGTTCGTGGAATGGATGATGGGATTCCCGGCTGGCTGGACCGCCGGCATGAGCCGCACCCAGGCACTCAAGGCACTGGGCAACGCGGTCATGCACCAGCAAGCCGAGCTGGCCTTGAGCCTACTGTTCGAGGGGGCTTGCCAGTGACCACGATCTACATCGCCGTGGATCCCACCCTGCTCCAATGGGTCGCCGAGGCCCCCGGCCGCTGGACATCCGCCATCGCCTCAGACGGCACGGTGGTCAAGCTCACGAGCAAGGTGGATGAGCCCGACGAGGACCAGGGGGTGCTGGGGTGAACTCGACCCGCGACATCCAATGCGACTGCTACGGCGGAACCCACGAGTCCTACTGCTGCATCTGCGGGGACCTGACCCACTGCTGCCGGCGGCACGTGGCGGTCATCGTCGTTGATCCGGACGGTGCGGCGTGAAGGGCAAGCACCGCGTGGGCACGTCTCCCGTCATCGAGGTCGAGCTGTTCGGTGGTCCGTTCGACGGGCTGACCCGCTTCCAGAACTTCCCGCTGCCGTCCGTCATGCCTGCCCCCATGCCCATCGAGGGCACCTACGTCATCGACCAGGAGCTGGACTCGGGTCGAGTTCGCTACACCTACCGACAGGAGAACCGTTGAACGATAGATCGCATTGGAAGCTGGAGACGTTCGGGGATCAGGGCGCGAGCGTCACCTTGACCGACCCCGGTGACTACACCATCGAGGCCGTCGACTTGCAGGTCTCCCCCGCATCAGGGGACGATTGCTGGGTGCCGCTCTGCTACGAGGATGTGGTTGCCCTCACCGCCCAGCTCACCGCTCAGCTCACCATCTGGGACATCCAACGGGGGCGTGGGTAATGAGCATCCCATCACCCGACAAGATCTCCGACGAGCTGCTCGAGGTCGAGCTGCACATCTGCGAGGCGCTGGTGCTCTACCGCACCGCCCTATCGGAAGGAGAAGCCGAATGAGTGAGAGACTGGTCATCGACTACGGGGCAGCAGGTGAGGTCTATGCCCGCGTCTGGGACGCCATCTACGAGAGGTTCAGCTACTCGGCTGACAAAGCTCACGAGGCCTGCATGGCTGCGGTCAATGCGTACCTATCCCGGCTCGGCGACCCCAAGGGGGAGAGCGATTGACCCTCGCGCCATTGCTAGTGGGGCCCCAGGGTATCCCGTTAGTCCGGATCGCGGACCTAGGGCCAGGAGGCCATATCCCCCACGGGACTTGGTACGGATACAGATACCACCGATGCCGATGCGAGGAGTGTATGCAAGCCATGACCGAGAACAACCGCAAGCGCGGCCACAAGCCCGCTAGGGTCGCCCAACACGGCACCCGCTCCAAGTACAATGGGGGTTGCCGGTGCGAGCCATGCCGACTAGCGGCTAGAGCCTATGAGCGCCAGCGGTACCAGGAGCTGAAGGCAGCTAGGCCCAAGGCTGAGGCCCCCAAGTGCGCCTGCGGGGATCGTACCGCCCGCCTGGGACGCTGCCACGCCTGCTACATGTGGCGCAGACGCAAGGGCCGGGACCGTACTGAACAGGAGCTAGCCGCCTTGCGCTACCGTCGCTGGAAAGACGCTCAGGGAGGCCAGGGTACTTGACCCTAGCCTCCCCGCTTGTGTTAGAATGCGCGTAACGATTGGGGGCGAAGCTGTGTCTGCTAGGCCCCATCTGACCGAACCCACAGACGGTCAACCGAACCGCTAACGGGTGTCACCCGGCTAGCTTGATCGGCCCGTAGATACAGCATGTCCTCACAGGTACCAATTTTGACCTGTGAGCCGTCGAAGTCGGCATACTCACCCATTGTGAGACTCACCACCCACCACAACGTACCCCAGCGCCCACAGCGCCAAGGCTACGTCCTCATCCTCGGTCCATGCAGTCCCCATAACAGGACCCCTTTCCTATCCTGACTCCCCTACCCTGGGGAGTCTGAGCGCGCCTCTCGGACTCGAACCGTGGTGTATGCCGTTGGCGCTAGTGGTGCTAGGCGTTCTCAGTCTCCAGAATCCCGCACGGTATCCCAGCGGACTCTAGCGCGTCGGAGAACCTGAGCGTAGCCGTCCGGCGAGCTTCTGCCGTAGCGTAGTAGCGCGTCGCCCCAGATCCTTCACCGTACAGGCTTGGGTAGTCTGCCGCGTACCATGTTCCCCCGTTAGTTCCGGGGTGTTGGTAGGTAACAATCATGCTCTCACCGTCCTACCCCAGTACCCTACTGGAGTGATACCAAAGTACACCTGTTCCCAACAGGAGTCAATACCCTTTGGCCCACGAGAAGCATTGTTCACTTGGTGTTCGATGGGTGTTCGAAGATCCGGTGGGAGGGTAGGACCGGCCGCGACTAGGAACTATCGCAACGCGACCTCACTAGCCAGCTTGATAAACCCTCTGTCTACTGTCTTATCACTCTCAAGGGGGGAAGAGAGACAAGGCTAGGGGATATGGGGGGTGGGGCCCGTTTGGACCTAACCCCATGAGTTCCCACTCACACGTTTCACAAGCGCACAAGGCCTAGATACTGGGCTCTTTCGTACCGTATGAGCGCCTACTCACACGATCCAAGCGCAACCCCAACCGAATAGATTGGGGGTATGCCACCGTCTGAGTACCCCCGCAACCGAATACCGTTCGGTATCATGGGGCTATGAAGCCCATGTATTCGGTACATGCACACATACAAAGGGGGGTGGGTCCTGGGGGTGGCCAAACGCAGGGTACCCTGGTGCTGGGAGAGGGTGATCCGTCCCTGTGTCCAGGAGCTGGGGGTGCCCCCACCGGCACGGGGGGTTGTAATGGGGGAGTGTCTCTCTCTCTCTCATACCCCCAGACGAAAATCTCACACCCCCACTAGCCACATTCTAACAGGAGCGCCCATTGGCTGAGAAGAACTGGATGAGCGAGTCCCAGCGTGAGGCTGCGCTCAAGATCGTTGCGGCTGGCAAGATACTCACGGTCGCTGGGGTCGCCCGCGAGATGGAGCGGGATTCAAGTGCGCTGTACAACCAGCGCAGGATGGATGCTGATTTCCGTCGCACGTGGGATGAGCATGTCGCTGCGGCCAAGGCTGCCAAGGAACAGGGGGAAGTTGACTTCCCGGATTTTTTGACGTGGCGCGAGCGGTTCATGGGCTACTACCTGCCCAACGGTGATGTCGTGCGGGCTCCTCGCCAGTGGTTCCATGACCAAGCCTATGCGGGCATCATGGCTAACAATCGGGTCATGGTCCTGGTACCACCCATGCACATGAAGACCTCCATCTGGTCCATCGAGTTTTCCACCTACCTCATCATGAAGAATCGCAAGACCCGTATCACGGTCATCCAGAAGTCTCAGGATGAGGCCAAGAAGATCGTGCGGGAGGTCAAGCAGCGCCTGACCAACCATGACTTCTACCAGGGCCTGGGCATCCCCATCTACTCAGACCCCATCACCCTGTACGGCGGGGACAACGGCTTCAAGCCTGACAAATACGGTGGGGAGGGGTTGTGGAACGCAGATGCCTTCACCGTGCGGGATGTGGGCTGGGGGGAGAAAGACCCGACCATGCAGGCCAAGGGTGCTGAATCCTCCATCCTGTCGATCCGCTCTGACTACATCATCATGGACGACATCCAAGACGGTGGGGACTACACCCCCCAATCCACCCAGAAGCTCGTGGACTGGGTACAGCTTCGCGTCCTGACCCGCTTGGGGCCAGAATCCCGATTGGTCGTTTTGGGCTCCCGCCTCGGGCCTGGGGACATGTATGAGGAGATCATGCGCCGGGAAGCCTTCGAGGACTGGCCCATCATCAAGTTCCCCGCCGCGTTCTCCCCTGGTACCCATGACCCATGGGACCCTGCGGAGGGACTGGGCGAGCCCCTGCTACCTGACCTATGGCCTTGGGACAAGCTCATGGCAAAGCGCAAGGAAGTCGGGAAGGCGTGGCACTCGGCCTACATGCAGGAGGAGGGCGACCGTGACGGTGCCATCTTCTCCCGCGCCACCCTGGAGGCTGCCCGCAACTTCGAACTGCGTATCGGTCACATCCCTGAGCCCGTGACCCATGTCTACATCGGCATGGACCCGGCCATCGTCAACTGGAATGTCATCGTGGTCTGGGGCCTGGACAAGCGAACGGGCATCCGCTACCTCATCGATGTCATCCGCCGCAAGGGCCTGGTGAACTGGGATAACGTCATGGACCTACTCGCCGAAGCTTCCAGCCGTTATGGCCCACGCAAGGTGTGTATCGAAGTCAACAACACCCAGGGCCACGTCGCAGATACCGCTCGGCGCGTCTTGGGTGCTTTGGGCTTTCAGGTCTCCGAATACAAGACTGCCACTGGGGTTGGGGCTCGTGCCGAGGATCAGGACTACTCCATCTCCTCCATCGGTGCCCTGTTCGACGCCTCGCTGGTGCAACTGCCCTACGGGGATGACGCATCCCGAAAGCTCGTGGACGCCTTCATCGAGGAGTTCGTTCGCTGGCATGTCTCAGAAGACGGAACTTCCGTCAAGCGCCTGGTGCGTGACCAAGTGATGGCCACGCTGTTCGCTGAATCCGAAGCCCGTGTGGAGATGCGTATGTCAAACGAGTTGTTCAAGCCAAAGCCCCGCAGGATGTTCGCAACCAATGGCGCTGGTGGGTGGCGCTGGCACAAGTCACATGCAGAAAGCAGGTCCTAGATGCTAGACGCCCAAGAAATCTCAGAGATACTCGCACAGCGCCAAGCTGACGCCGCTGCGCTTGCCAATGACTATGCCCGTAGTGTCGAGTCCTATGCGACATGGAAGGGACGCATCGTCAAGACCGACGCTGCATACAACGGTGAGTCGATCATCCGTTGGCCCGACATGCCTGAGTACTCAACCGACCTGCACATCCCAAACATCGTGCAGTTGGCCGCAGAGGACCGCGCCCGCGCCGCATCCGGTATCGTCCCCACCCTTCGCTGTGACCGAGAGGGCGACCGGGACAAGGACAAGACCGCCGCTGAGTTGCGGGAGCGCATCGGGGTCGGCTATCTCACCCAGTCGCACATCGCAAAGTCCTTGCAAGCCTGGGGTCTTGACTCGGGCCTGACCGGATTGACCGTGTGCAAGGTCATGCCGAACTTCCACGAGACCGATGAGAAAGAACGCTTCCCGGCTTTCCACCGGGAGAACCCGCGCTTCTGCTACCCCTCGCCCAACTACTCCCAGGGTCCATTCATCGACGACATCATCATCGGGTATGAGATTCACCTTCGGGAGCTGATCTCCCGCTACCCTGATCGCGAATCCGAAGTTCGCTCGATGCTTTCGGACTCCCGCAGGACAAACCCCAACGCCTCGGTCGAGAAGGTCAACCTAGTGGAGTTCTACTCCGCTGACACCATCTCGGTTATCTGTGTTCCCGCACAAGCCAAGGGAGCATCGGGGGGGTTGGTCAGTCTGTACCACGAAGCCAACCCCATCTCGCGCTGCCCCGTCACCATCGGTACGCGCATGGCCACCGCTGAGTACCACGGTGACTTCGATTGGCTCTTGCCCGGTATCTCCACGGCTAACACCTTGGTCACCATGCAGGTCGATGAGTCCATCCGCTCCACCTACGCCGAGAAGATCGCCTACAACGTCCGGAATCCCCAGGATTCCGGGCCTGATGCAGTTTTGGAGCTAGAAACCCGCGATGGGCGCTACGAATACGTCGTGCCACCCGCTCGGTACGCGAACCAGCAGGACATCCGCATGATGGTGGACTTCCTTCGCACGGGTGCCGCGTTCTCGCCCTCACGCAGCGGAAACCCCGACGAATCGGTCATCTCCGCAGCGGGCATCCAGGCCGCACAGGGCCAAAACACCGAGATCGTGGGTGCCATCCAGCAGACCATGGCAACCATGCTGCAAGCTGCGGTGGAAATCGCCTACGAGTGGGACGAGAAGGCTTGCGATTGCGAGAAGACCATCTACGGCCAGACCAAGGGTGCCACGTTCGCAGAGACCTACACCCCGTCCAAGGCCATCAAGGGCAACTACCGAAACCGCATCGTGTATCCGCTGGGCTCGGGCATGACCGCCGTGAACCAGAACGCGATGGTGCTGCAACAGGCTGGTTCGGGCTTCATCTCCCGAGAGACCGCCATGGAGCTGTCGGCCTTCGTGGAGAACCCGCAGGCTGAGATCAAGCGCATCGCCATGGAGAAGTTGGATGATGCCACCCTCTCGGGACTCATCCGTGACGCATCCCTGCCGGTCGAACAAGGTGGCCTGGACCCAACACAGCTCGCCGCCATCCGCATGGAGCTTGAATCCCCCAACGTGAGCTTGCACGATGCCATCCTCAAGTACCTGCTGCCCGAGCAGAACGCTCCGCTGGCCGCACCGCCCGGTATCGAAGCGGGCGCACCCGGCCCATCCGGTATGCCCGGCCAGGTCGAACCCGAATCAGCATTGCCCCCGCTATCTGCACTCGTAGGAGGCTGATATGCCAACCGACCAAGTACCTCAGCCCCAGTACGAGCGCGGCACCATGGCAAAGGGCGATGCCCAAGCGGCCAACCAGGCGACCCGCGGCCTGCCCAAGCCCGGTGGAATGCTCACCGGCGCACCACCCGAAGTGGCCGATGCAGCCAATGAGTTCCTGTTCGCTCGCCCGACCGACCACCCCGAGGTGCCCGTGACTAACGGACTGCCGTTCGGGGACGGTGCAAGCTATGTGCAGTACGCCAATGAGGATGAGCGCTCCATGCGCGAGCGTGTTGCCAATACCCTGGCTGCATCGCCATCAGCCGATCCAGACGTTCTTCGTTTCGTCGAACGTCTGCGACGGGGAGAGTAGATGGCTGACTTCGGATTCGGTGGGTCTCTCGGTGCCCAGGCCGATGATCCCATCGCAGCGCCAAAGCGTCAGCGCAAGGTGCGTCGGCTCACACGGGACATCCTCAAGGACATCCGTCACGACCGTGTTCCCCCCCCACCCAAAGACCCCATCAAGCGTCTGGGCTGGGCTGACAAGCACTACGGCACCCTGCCCACCAACGTCATCCGCACGGTGGCTGACGCGGCCCTGCCCGACCAGGACACCATCGGCACCCTGAACTACCTTGAGCGCGAATACGACCTACCCCTGAACGCTCAGGGGTGGCAGCGCAAGGGCAACAAGTTCATCAACCCCCGTGGGAAGATGGTCACAGGGGAGCAGGCCTTCCGTGTCCTCAAGGTGCAACAGGACAAGCAGCTTCGCCAGCTCATGGGCATGTCGGCTGACAAGGTGGCCCTGCACGACGAGGTTGCACTCCTTCGCGCCAATGACCCCGATATGACTTTGGAACAAGCGCGGAAGATCGCAGACCGCAACCAGGGCGCATCGGTCAAGTCGGTCGCCAACATCCTTGAGGGGATGCGGGTGGGCCTACCCAAGGACCAACTCGAAGGCCTCTCAGCCCAGGAACTCATCGGGTATGCCTCGCAGGCCGCGAACAACTTGGGCTCCAAGGCTGCCCGCGAAGCCTATGTCCATACGCTGAACATCTTGCGCGACGAACACATGCCGCTGTTCACCCGCCACATGTACGCGCTTGAGGCTGGCAAGGCCAAGTGGAAGGCACCCAACGCCATGGTGCTATTCGCTGACACCGAGCATGTGAATCTCGGCATCGTCGTGCCGAACCAGGAGCTTGACAACACCACCCCCGAGCAGTTCCGCGAGCAGAACAACCTCACGGGTGGGTACTGGGCCATGCGCCAGGACAAGGACGGGGGGATGTGGTTCTACTTCCCCGCCGACCAGAAGTGGCACTCGACCGCCGAGACGGCGGGGAACGAATCTATCCTGCTCGCCAGCTACTACGACAACACCGGAAGTCAGCCCCCAGTGTTCGAGTCTGACCCGAACAAGTGGGAAGCACCCACAGAGGTCAACTTCCACACCATCAACGGGGATGCGCGTGTGCAGGTGCAGTCGGCAAGCCTCTTGCCGTCGCTCTACTCACCGGCAAAGGCGACCGAGCTGTCCAAGGACTTGTACCAGCGCAGCATCCAGATCGCAGAACGTGCCCGAATCTCTGAGGAGGCTTTCAAGAACTCCGCAGCGGGCAAGCTGTTCGGCGGCGTGGGCAAGATGTTCGAGGAGGCCTACAAGTTCGGTGGCGCAACCGTCATCTCCCTTGGTGGCGGCTTCAAGCGCATCTTCGGGGACGAAGCCGGTCAGCACACCGCCCAGAGCGCAGCCTACGAGGTGGCCACCGGCCAGAAGAACATCACCCAGGCGCTCAAGTCCAAGGGCATGGACGGCAACATGGCCGCTGGTATCGACATCGTGACCGGGTTGCTCGCCGACCCAACCGTGTGGGCGGGTGCGGGGGTAAACACCCTGCGCTCTGGTATCTCCATCGCGGGATGGGAAGGCAAGTTCGGCTCCGCTTCCGTTGCCAATCTCGGTAAGCGGGGTGTGGCCTCACGCGCTATCGGGGAGTTCAGTCCCCTGAGCCTCATCAAAGACCCCGGCAAAGCCATCATGCACCCGTTCTCCACGGCATCCAACCTTCGTACCTGGACCTACTTCCAGACGCAGGGACGATTGCTGTCGATCCCCAAGGTCGGCCTCAAGTGGACCGATGACAAGGGCATCGCACGGTGGGGCATCCGCAACCCCGACGATGTGGCGGGCATGACCCGTTCGGTCATGATGGACCAACTCACCAAACACAAGCACCTGCCGCTGGGCAACAAGACCATCCAGAAAGCTGTAACCGAGCAAGCCATCAAGCGTTCTTCGGTAGCAGGCGATGTGACCCTGGCCGCAGACCAGGCTCGAACACCTGGACGAGTCATCGCTGGTTCCGCTACCGATGTAAGGCCCGGACGCGACCTCTACGCCTGGGGATCGGAGAAGTTTCGCAACCTCTACTCCCGAGACCCGTTCACCCCCCAGGTGGCATCGAGCATCCAGCGTGTGACCGATGTGGCACTAGCGGTTGGGAAGTCACCCGATGAAATCGAAGACCTGGTTGGACAGGTGCTGCTGTCGGTCTACGGCATCAAGCCGCTTGACCCCATCGTGCTGGACAACCTCATCTATCGTCGCACCACCATCGCCCCAGGAACCAAGTCACAACTCACTGGCCCGGTGCGTTCGGTCCTTCCCGATGTGGCTGGATACAACACCAAGTGGGCGCGGGAACAACTCTCCCAAGCCGCATCCATCTTCCACTTCTCTGACAACGGACTCATCGGTATCGGGTTGCTCAACGAAGTTCCCCGCGTCTCCTTGGTCAAGCCGGGTCTAGCCCAAGTCGCCAAGATACTTCCCGAGAACGTGCGCGATGCATTGGTACGTCTGAAGAACACCGTCCCTGATTCTCAGATTCCTGGCGAGGCTGGGGGCTTTGAGAAGTGGGCTAAGCAGACCGCTATCCGTTCGGCGGTGTGGTCAAAGACCGACGTTGAGGATTGGGCCGTGAAGTTCCGCGAGGCATCTGCCCCGTTCAAGCCCAACCGCACCCAGTCGATGGTCAAGGTCGCCAACGAGTTCCACCGGGCGACGTTTGACAAGATCGCCTCCAAGTACGGAGCAGACGCAGCCACCAAGGAAACCATGTGGCAGGGCATCAAGGCCACCTACGACAGGCAACTCGTCACCAACGCCCGTGCCTTCGGTGAGAAGTGGGCTCCTGACGCTGACGGGAACATGACCTGGCAGCCTATCGACGATGCACCCATCCTAGAATCCCAAGAGGTCAACTACCTTCCCGCCATCGACCCGCTGTGGATGAAGCACTACGTCCGGGACCAGTTGGATGCCATGGACGGGCTCAGGGTGTTCTTCCGTGGACCCGAGTGGCGAAGGACATTGCGCCCCAAGGTTTTCAAGGCGCTGGACCCGGAGTACTACGACTCCCCTAAGCGCATCGACTTCATCGACGCGGGCAAGCTGAGTGCCACCGAGTCGGGCAAGTGGGATGACCTCGCAGCCATCTACTACAACACCGGCCAGGTTGACACGATAGATGAGTTCTACGAGATGGCCGTTGGTGCTGACTACGGGGAGTTGGCCGAGCGCGTGGGCCGCACCGAAGACCTAGTGAAGTTCCTGCCGCCGTCATCGTTCAAGGGTGCGCCCGATCAAACCCTACAGGGCATCCTCTACAAGATGGACAAAGTGAACTCCACTTGGAAGGCACTACAGGTCGTTCGCCCCGGCTATGTCCCCCGTATCATCCTTGACGAATCCATCCGGTCCATGTCGGACCTCGGCATCATGTCGCGGGTCTGGGCATCGGGCTCCATGCGCTCGATAGACAAGCTCACTGGGGGAAGGCTTGGGTTCTACGACGACCCGCTGGACATCCCCACCCAAGACGGGGGATTCACCACCCTGAACCGTAAGCGGCCCTTGCAGCAGACCATCGAGCCCTACGTCAACACCGGAAAGCCTGACTGGGACGACATCTACGGCTCCATGTTCCAGAAGCAATGGGACATCCGCTCCGGTGAGGCATTCCCCACCGAGTGGGCCATCATCGAGCCTGGCACGAAGGGCCACACCGCCGCATGGGTACGCTCGCTGGACGAGGCGCGCAACTCCGTGCCAGGGCAGGAAATCCTCAACGGTGTGGCTGACGGTCTTGAGCGCGATGTTATCGCTCGTCGCCTAGAGCAGTACCTTCGTACCAACAAGCAGGGCCAACTGTGGGTCAACGCCCGAGCGATGGACCCCGACTCCCTGGCTGAGTACGCCGACACCGTGACCGAGAATGTGTACCGCTGGACCAACGGGGATGCTGGGATCGCCCGAGCCGCACTTGACGATGTGCCCGAACTCCGAAAGCTCTTGGAAGCCGTGGAGACTAAGCCCGTTGTCCACGGTGAGAACCTCATAGACGGGGGCCGCATCAAGGACGCACCGCGCAAGATGTTGGACTCCTACAAGCGGTCTATCCTCCAGACCCCAACCAACAAGCTCTCTCGCCAGCCGTTCTTCCGTGGGTGGTATCAGCGGATGTATGACGGCCAGTGGGACATGATTCGCGCCTCCGGTGTGGTGCCCAAGAACGCCGACGAGGTACACCGCCTGGACGCCTACATCAAGGCCCGTGCCCGCTCGTTTGCCATCGAACGCACCAACCGCGTCATGTTCTCACTGTCCGAGCAAGGTCGCTGGGCAGAGATGATTCGCTTCGCTGTGCCGTTCGCCCAACCGTGGGCAGAGGCCTTCACGGTCTACTCGCATCTGCTGCGAAAGAACCCCGCGATGGTGGCCTGGGCTCGCGCATCATTCAAGGCCGCAGAGGAATCCGGGCTCATCCGCCACAACGAAGAAACAGGGGAACTGGAGATGAACCTCCAGCATGTGCGCTACGCCGCACCATTCCTCATGGCCGCATCGGGCAACTGGGCTGGTGCGGCAGCGTTGATCGGAGCCGGGGAACTGGCCGAGAACATGGCCGCAACCGACTTCGAGGGCAAGGACAAGTTCGAGCTATACGCTCCGGTCTCTGCCTTCAACATGTTCCTCTCCGGTGCCATCCCAGCAGACGCTATCGGACTCGGCTCCATCGCCGGGGACATGAAGATTCCGGTGCCGGGACTCAACCCCGCAGTCATGGGCCTCCTCCAGTGGGCACACCCCGAAACCCCCGGCGACGGATTGAGCGAGTGGCTCTACCAGTATGGCTCAGTCATCAAGGGCGGGATCGTTGGCACCGTCGTGGGTCTCACCCCACGATGGATGCAGAACCTCATGAAGGCCACGGGCTCAGACATGGACCCCAACGAGCGCCTGCGCTACGTTCACCGTTTCTTGGAACTGGGTCAGATGACTCACGCCACTGACAACATGACTGCCGAGCAAGCGGAACAGTGGGCACAGGAGCAGGCCGATGGGCTGTACGCCTACAAGGCATGGCTCTCCCTCACATCCCCCGCTGCCCCGACGCTGCAATGGCCCACACACGAACTTGAGACCGAATGGCGCAGCCTCCTTGAGTCAGACCAGTACAAGGACGACTACAGCGGTGCGCTCAAGGAGTGGACGAAGCGCCATCCCGACATGTGGATGATTCCCCAAGCGATGTCATTCTGGTCAGAGACCGGCAAGTCGGAACTGTCCACTATGCGTATCACCCCGACGCTGGCACAGGACATGATTTCCGCCGATCCCGCGCTGGCTGAGATGTTCGAGCGCTACCCCGAGGTCGCCGCTCTCATGATGCCTGCGGCTGCACAGCGCTCCGAAGACTACAACATGGACATCTACGCCAAGCAGATCGCCACCAACAAGCGCACGATGTATACCGGCGTGGAGGCAATCAAGGAAGGCCGTGAGTCTGCCTACTGGGCGCAGGCAGCTTCCGCTCTGGAGGGTTTCACCGCTGCGGTCGAGGCCAAAGACCTGACCTACACCGACCCTGAGTACATCACGCTGAAGGCAGAGCGGGACAAGAAGATCGCTGCTCTTTCGGACAAGTACAAGGTCTACGACCATGTGTTCGACGCTGACCAAGGCGTTGACCCCCGCGTCATCCTGCTCACCCGCAAGATGGCCGCTGACCCCCAGATGGCGCAGTTCCCCTTCGGCAAGGCCAACGCCAAGTTCTGGGCGTTGCACCAGGCCACCGAGAAGCAACTGTCGGTGCTGAACGTGACCCAGATCGAGTCTGAGGCCGCCGTAGACATCAAGACCCAGTATGACGCTGACATCGCCGACATCATCAAGGAGACCCCCGAGTTCGGGCCGTACTACCAGCGCTTCTTCGAGGGGCGCGACCTCATGACCGTGGAGACCCAGCACCAGAAGGATGTCAAGTCCCACCCGGACAAGACCTTCCTGTTCGAGGCCACCACCCAACTCAAGGATGCCCGCGAGGCAATCGGCCTTGGAACATCTGACATCGAGCGGGGCTTCGGGTATCTCAACCGAGCCAAGACCGTGGATGCCATCTACCGGGAGTCTGCTGCCCGTGGGTTGACCGATGAGCAGAACCCCGTGGTCATGGACTTCAAGGGTCGCCCCGCGTCAGAACAGCGCATCAAGGTCGTGGCCACCGTGTCCAAGTCCTACCTGTTCCTGGACCGCTTCGAGCGCGAGTACATCCTGGGGGAAGTCACCTCGGACGGCGCAGAGGCCAAGTGGCTGAAGATCGCAGAAGCCCGTGCCAACATCGCCCAGCAATCCGCCACGGTACAAGGCTTCTCGACCTCGGCAGCCTACGGACAACTCAACGCCCAGATTGCCGAGTACGCCCGCACCGACCCTACGTTCGCCGCTCAGGTGGAACACGCCAACACCTGGGGCTACGGGTTCTTCAAGCAGGCAGGCACTATCATGACCCAGGGTGGTCGCGGTCAGGCCGCGTGGGAAGCCCTCAAGGATGGCGCTGCTGAATACCAGCGGGTGGTGGAGGCTGCCGGTATCCACGGCACCAGCTACGACAAGCCCCGCTACAACGCGCTACGCCAGGAGTTCATCGACGATGTTGCCGATCTACGAGAATGGTCCTCGACTTTCGACCAACAGTGGGAGTACTACGAGAACGGTGTGGGCGCACAGTCTGACCTGACCGATGCGTTCTTCCCCCCGATGTGGTTTCGCCTAGGAGGCTGATATGGCAGGAGTAACACTCGCAACGCCTCCCACGGTGGAGCCGGGGGACGGGACGACCGAACCCGTAGAGACGACCGAACCCGTAGAGACGACCGACCCAGCTACGCCGACTCCCAAGTCCAACGCCTGGTCCAAGCTCCCCGACGCTGTTCGCAAGCTCCTGGTCAAGCAGGGGTACACCGCAGATGGGTTCAACCGCTATGCCGCTGAGTATCCAGACACGATGGAAGTCATCATCGAATCTGCCCTCAAGGCGGCGGGGTTCCGCAAGGAGCAGTTGGAGAAGACCACAAGGGGGGTACTCAAGGAGATCGGCTTCGACGGCACCAAGGCCCCGGATTCCGGTCCCAGTAGCGGTGGAGCGGGTGAGTACAACCCCATCGCTGAGGACGCCAAGACATCCATCCAGTCAGAACTCATCTCCTGGTGGGTAGACCACTTCGGGCGCACCCCCGGCGAGGATGCCCTGGACAACATGGAGATGGTCGTGAATGGCAAGGCGACCTTGCAGGACTTTCAGGCCTGGGGATCGACCCAGAAGGGCTTCACTCTGACCGAAGACGACCTGGCCGACAAGCCCGAGATGAGCCAGCTCGAACAGGACAAGCGGGACAAGTACTACGAGATTTGGGGCTACGAGCCACCGAAGGGCTACATGCAGGACTTCGAGGACATGAACCCCCTGGAGTTCGAGGCCTACGAGCGTGAGAAGCCCGAGTTCAACAAGACCGAGGTGTTCCGCCGCGAGCGCGAGGAACTACGAAGCGTCCACGACGAAGTGTTCGGGACCGTGCGTTCCGATACCAACCGTTTCGGCTTCGACGACTCGACCAACGATGTCGTTCGCCACCCCGGATTCCTGGGGCAACCCCCCGCAAAGGCCCCCAAGGCTGCCGCTGCAACACCATGGTCCGGTGGCGATCCAACCGTGTTCACCCCGGCCAAGGATGAGGGCCCAGGTGGCGGTAGCGGCAACAAGCCACTCAAGCGCAAGAAGCCCAAGCAGGTCAGTGGAAGTCCGAACCTAGGCAAGAACCCCGGACACCCCAACGCACGAAAGGGAGGCCTCGGTGGCTGAGAAAGAACTCACTCCAGCAGAACGGCGTAACCGTCGGCGTAAGAGGCGAGGGCGTGACCAGGGCGCAGGCCCCAAGGCAAAGTCGAGCGGCTACTTGAACGGTGGTGGTGGCGGCTACCCCGGCGATGTGGACTTCGACAACATCGTCAACGAGGCCATCTCGGAGAAGTGGACCCCCGAGCAGTACCGCCAGGCCCTGTATGACTCCCCGAAGTTCGCCAAGGAGTTCCCCGGCTACTTCCGTGAGGATGGCTCCACGGTGTTCCAGAGCGGCGCAGACTACAAGAATACCTACGAGTCCTACATCCACGTTGCTGCCCAGTACGGTGTGCCAGTCTCCAAGGACCAGTTCGCCGG